ATCAGGTCGTGTGGCGAGTCCAACTGTGCGAGGTCAGTGATTGAGAGCGTCTGACCGTACTGCTTAGCAGTGAACGCGTCGGACGAGATGCTCAGCGACTGCGAAGTCGGCGGAGTACCTTCTACAAGTTCCGTAACGTTTGCACCAAGGTCTGCGTAGCGGGCGAAACGAATCTGATTCGTGCCCTTAACGAAGCGCCCAGGAACATACGCGTCTGGATTAGCGTGAACCAACCGAGCGCGGAGTTCGGTCTCTGCCTTTGCAAGCACGAGATCCTGAACAAGCGTCTGGAAGTTCGTTGTTCCAGTATTTACATAAGCCATGATAGGCTCCTTTTCTTAACTATTACATCCCGTAGAACGGGTTGCCCAGTTTGCGAAGTTCATCTTCAATCTCCTTTACCGTTCGCGGTCCGCTACTTGGTGCTGGATCTTTCCGTGTATTCACGCTAGGCTTATTCTGCTTTTCATCCGAAGCAGGCGTACCACGCTCAGCATCTTGAACCTTCTTAAGTTCTGCGAGGTATCCCTCAAAGGCAGCGGCTCGCGCTTCCTCTGTCAGACCTGCAGTATCAGCCAAGAACTGCGCATAGTTAGGATGTGCAGAACGGATACGCTCCATTCGTGCGCTCTCCTTTGCCTCGTTTAACTCGGACTCAAGCGCCGCCAGCCTAGCCTGTGACTTCTCAAACTCGGACATGTTTGAGTTTTCTTGCTCTGCTTTCCACCGCCGAAGGTTCTCACTCTCAGCCTTAATAGACTCAAGTTCCTTCTTCGCCGCAGTGAGTGCTTGATCCTTACCCGCTAGGCGCTTCTTCCAAGTGGTAACGTCTTCTTCCTCATTAGTGACAGGCGCTGGAGCAGCATCCGTAACAGGTGCTGTCGTCGCCTGTGACTCTTCGGTCGTAGTTACGACTTCTTCGCTCATCGGTATCTCCTTACTTCCTATTTAGGAGGATGTCCCCAACGGACTCCGCCATACTTCCAATCATCTCGCCAGCAGCACCCAATGGTCCCCCAGTGCCCCCGCCGAGATCTTGATTTTTTCCTGTAATAAAGTCGGCACCTTGCTCAAGTATATCACCTGTTTGACTTGCCAAGCGACCGACACCAAGTGTGCCAGCAACCATCTGGTTAACGCCATACCCAATATCTCCAAAGGTAGGTCCACGCCCTTCAGCAACGCTCTGAATAACTTGACGCACTGGAGCGCTTGGGGATGCAGAGATCTCAGTTGGTAGTCCTGGGATCATCGTATTCACGAGGAAGTAAATGAGCGGGTTGCGCTCTCCATTGTCGCTCATGTTTTCTCCCTCAACATATGCCTGTCGGATCTTAAGCATTGCACTAAATCCAACGAGTGGAGCATACTTACCCCAGTCTTCGGGAGAGAACTTACCAAACGTAACTCCCTTAACGATAGCCATATAGGGAGCAAGGACGACTCCAGCGACACTCTTTGTAGGACTCATGAACAACATACGGGCGTACTCTGGGAGAACCTTGCCAAACATATAGGACGTTGGGTATAGCCCAAAGACTGGATGGTTAATACTCTTCTCAAGGAATCCTCGGTTAGTTGTAAAGTAGTGAGTCCTATCTGCGTTTGACATTGCATTCTCAAGACCGTATCCGATAGCGTTGTAAAGAGTTTCCTCTTCAGTGCGAGCCATGCGGATCTTCATGAGGTGATCCTTTAGCGCATCAACCGCCGCTGGCGAAATCTTCTCGCCATTCATTGCCTTGCTAATGGCATTAGATACCTGCGGAAGCATCTCGCTTCGGCGTTCGGCAACAACAAAGAGCGCTGCCATTTCTGTTGCAAGTGGCTTTGAGATCCCGCCCTCAATCAGAGTATCTCGTACCTTTTGCTTGCGGGCAACGGCTGCCTCAAACTCCTTACGCATTGCTGAACGAGCGTTGTCAATTTTCTCCATGGCGTTGTTGATTGCAACCTGACCTCGCTTGGACACTCGGTTTGCTGCAGTCATCGCCACATCGGTTGCATCGTCAATGGCACGTTGGGCTTCTTGTAGCGTTGCCAAAGTTTCCTTGGAATACCCAATGGCACCAGCGTCTGCATGGATAAGAGACAGCGCACTGTTAACCTTCTTGAGTTTGCTATTGCGCCTATCAGCCATAGGATCGGCAATTACACGCGCACTGTCTCGGCGCAGTCGGTCAAGGTTCTTGACGGGGGTGTCATCATACTGCCGACCAAAGCCAATACCGTAATGCTTTTGAGATTCCCAGAATGCGCGAGCGGTACTGCGACCTCGGATAAGTTGCTGTCGCTCCTTAAGGAATAGAAGCGCTGCCCCCTTCTTGTTTCCACCAGACATTGTTAGCCACGTTGCCCACTGCTGTGGCGCAACGGATTCCATCCTAGTTGCAAGATCTTCCGCAAGATCATCAAGTCCTTCGGCAGATACAAACTTAAGGTAGTCAAGGTTCTTAGATCCTCCTGGGTCGCCCCTAAACCCATTCTTAAGCGCCTTGATAAATCCTTCGTTCTCGCCGCCGAATGCAATGATTGCGTCTGTAACGCTGCCAGAGAAGTATCGGTTGATTGCAGCCATCTCTTGCGCATACTTCAGTTCAACGCGCTCGCTAATCATTGCCTCGGACATAACCTCAAGAGCGTCTAGTTTGTACGTCTTTCCGTCTGGTCCCTTGATGTCGTAGAGCCGCTGGTTTCCAAAGCGTACTTCTCCGCCTGGCAGAGCAACCTTCCACTCATCAGAGTACCCGCGCATAAGGTTCCACCACTTAGACTCAACAACTTCTTGCATTCCGAAGATCGGGCTATACTTAAACTTAGCGTCTGGATATAGTTTATCTCCAAGGTACGTAGCGATTCTGCCGATACTTGAAAGAGCCTTGAGCCGACCAGTAAACTTAGCCTGAATACCAACCTTAGACAAGTCGCCTTCTGCAGCCCAGAAGACCATGCGCCGAAGAGTCCCGTCCTTAAGCATTTGATCTAGTTGCATTGCGGACTCTGGACTAGTTGCTGCAGATTCCCGAATTACCTTGTTAATGATTCCCACAGATCCAGCATCAATCTCAGCGTCCATTGCCGTTCGCACAGATCCCCTATTCTTAAACGAGTAGTCCGTGAGCGCACGATGAATTGCGATAACCTGCTTCCTTGAGAGCGGGATATTATTTGTTACCACAAACTCCTGCATTCGGGAAAGAGTATTTGCAACGACCTGTGAGGTTAGTCGTTCTCCCATAAGAAAGTCAACGACATTGCCGACCATGTTTCTATTCCCAAGTTCAACGTTCATCACGTTGTCTGAAATAGGTGCCCATAGGTCAACGCCAAATCGCGCAGTATCTTTAGTCACAAGGTCAGCATAAATCCTATTAGGCTTTGTCGCTGCAGTTAGAGGTTCAAACACGATCTTGTACCCGCCACGCTCCGCAGCCCGAACAATCTCCTTGACCTCTGGGATAATCTCTTGCGCTCCCTTAAACGGAGCAAGCGGAACTTCTTTGACAAATGAGTCAGCACTGTACTCGGACAGTGTATTTAGCAACGCCTTAACTGCGTCTTCTGGATTTGACGAAACAAGTCTTTGATACGACTTGGCATCGTAGACCTTACGAAGATTTGAGAACTGGTATACCGCCCTCATTGCAGCCTGTCCTCGCTCCGCAGCAGAAACCGTTTCGTCCCCAAGGAGGCGAACAAGGTCGGCGTAGTCTCTATCAGTCATCGTGTCCTTTGCCGCGATGGAGAACCGATCCGCTTGGTTGATAAGCAGCGTTCGCGTATTCTCTGGTAGCGCGGCAAGAATCTTTGCCCTTCCAGCGCCAGTGATACGGGCAAGCATTCCGCGCTTTGCAGCCGCGAACGAATCGGCAACGAACCCAAGTCGTAGAACCTGCGAGGTATACATTCCTTCGGCAAGTCCTCGGAGTAGATTCCCACTTGCGCGAGCCTCAGCCTCTACAAGATTCCATGCGTTCCTTGCTGCCGTCTCTCCCATAAATGGGGCTAGGTTCTGAATAAACTCATCGGCGGCAAGCGATGCTCGCTCGGCATCATTTGCGCCACCAGCCAAGGCGAATAGGTTTTCAGATACATAGACTTCTTTCTGGGCAAGGACTTGTCGCCTAATGCCAGTCTCGTCCATTGCCCGCTGCGTCTCAAGTACGTTCAGCGTTCCGCGTTGTCCGATGTCCTCGTTAATCATTCCAGCAGTATCTCGGCTCAGGATGATTGCAGAAGCCTCCTTCTCCCTGTCGGCTGGAGACCTTCGTCCTACCGCAGCGTGAAGGTCTTCCCACTCTCTTCGGATCTCGTCGGCTGTAAAGTCTGCTGTATCTGGACTAAAGCCAGTAGCGCGAGCAAACTCTGTGTACGTCTTTTCGTCATTTACTCCAGAGGACTTGGCAAAGATCTTTGCCTTAATCATTGCTGTCTTGCGAGACTCGGCAAACGCTCGTCGGACCACAAGGTCAGATGCAGCGGATAGTGTTAGATTGTTTGCACCGATACCAGCGGCACGCATAAGAGCGTCACTCTTTCCAGCAGCCTCAGCAACTCCAAGGATCTTAGACAGCGTGTTAACGCCAATGGCTACTGCTGCAATGCCAGCA